ATACCGAAAGGTCCACTATTTAAAAACTATCATTATCCAAATCAATTTGAATATGACAAACATTATGGGTATGATCTAGAAAGAATATCAAAACTATACTTAGGAATAGGTATGCAATCAATTTATGAATTTTAATGAAAAGTATAATATGAAAAAAAGTTTAGAAGAAATTAGTAAAAATTATCGTTCAGACAAAGGATCTGTATATCATAACTATCTAGAAATTTATGAAAAATATTTTTCTAAATATCAAAATAAATTGAAAACTTTCTTAGAAATTGGATTATGGGAAGGCGAAAGTATTCGAATGTGGAGAGAGTATTTTACAACAGGTAATTTAGTCGGTGCAGATATTTTAGATTTATCTCATATAAAATTACCAAATACTAGTTTTCATGTTTGCGATCAGTCTGACAGACAACAATTGGAAGAACTAGTTCAAAAAACATACAACCAGTTTGATATTATAATCGACGATGGAGGACATATGATGCATCAACAACAAATTACACTAGGAACAATGTTTAAATATTTGAAACCAGGCGGCGTTTTTGTTATTGAAGATTTACACACATCAGGAAACCCAGCATATACACGCCCGGGCGACACAGATACGTTAGAAATGTTGCATCATTATAATAATACAAAACAATTTGTAAGTAATTGTATGTTACCGGAAGAAATACGTTATCTAAATGAAAATATCAAAGAATTAAATATTGAATCAGGAAACGTTTCGCCAATTGCCTTTATTATTAAAAAATGAAAAGTTGTATAATCTTTGCATGTACAATCATTTCAGAATCTAGATTAATAGTTTTACATAGATTTTTAGAAACATTTAAACTACATTTTTCTGATTGTGATATTTTTATTGGAATCAATCCAAATAGTTTACAACATGTTGAGGAAATTATCGATTCATATGATTTAAATGTATTATCAATGCAACGATGTTCAGAAGAATTGTATTCATTCAGTGATGCATCTGCATACCAAATAGCATTAAAACAATTATATCAATCTAAAAATGAATATGAGAATTATTGGTTTGTTCATACCAAAAGCGGTGTTAATGAACATAGTAACTATTTACGAGAATGGTATATTGGTAACTTTTTAGCAAAACGTAATTCAATAGAATCATTTATACAATCTTCACCGGGCGTCGGGTCGTATGGAATGTTAGGATTAGAATTTGATAAATCTAGAAACTACTCCGAAACTGATTGTGAAATTGACTTGTTTAAAAACGTAATAACATCGGAATTACCTTGCACTCACGCAAACTTTTTTTATATACATACGCTTTATGTAATTAATAAAAAACCAATGCAAAATTTTCTAAAATTGATATCAAATACGTGGTTCGATATAAAATTAGATCGTTATTATTTCGAAGGAGTGTTTCCATTCATCGTTTCCAGATCTGGATACTTTCCGTATTTAGAAAATCGCTACAGTTGTTCATTTATTGACTTACAACCATATATTGAACAATGGATTTCAGAAAATAATTTGGAAATATTCAAAAATTATACTAATATATTTAAAACGGATTTTACATTCGAACAACTTTATCCACCATATGTTAATAGCAACACTTAATCATAATCTTCCTGATTGGACAGATAATTTAGTTAATCAATTACAACGAGATCCACTATTTGCAGACTGCGAATTGATGGTATTAGATAACGGCTCATCAGAGCCTTTGGCAAATACAACAACACATCGCTTAGAAGAAAATGTATACTTCGGCGGAGGCTTCAATGTAGTACTTGATTATTTTTTACAAACAAAACATGAATACTTATATTTTCTAAACAATGATTTAGTATTCCACGGTCCTGCATTTTTAACTACATCATTACGAGAAGCACGAGAATCAGATGCAGCAGTATATTCTGCAACTGTTATTAATGCATCAGTAGAACAATGTCATTGGCGACAAATGTGGAATTGGGGAACGGGTTTACGAGAAGTACGTTGGATAGATTTTCAAGCTCCATTGATACGTAGAGACATTTTAGAACATATACAGCAATTTCCTGCAGAATTGATACATGGGTGGGGTTTAGATTTTTATGCTGGATGTGTTGCAGAATCATTAGGATTAAAAACCATAGTTTCAGATACCAATACAATTACACATATGAATTCATTGACTTTCAAGGAAAATAAAATTAATATAGGAGTATCTGAATTTTGTCAACGGGCAGAACTTGGAATGTACAATTATTTTTCTAATTCTATATATAAAGATTTATACTTTGAATTGAGAAGTTACGGAGAAAATTACACAATATGATTCAACTAAAAGGAACAAAAATAGTAGAAGTTCCATACTTTGCAGATCAATTAACTGATAATACAAAATCAGTACTAATAATTGGAGAATGTCAAGGGGGGCATGAAGGAGTTTCAGAAACTATTCATGAAAAGGGTTTTTTAAACGTAGCTACTACGGATATTATGCCATCACTACCAGAATATTGGTTAAGACAAAATACAGAATGGGAACATATACAATGTGACTTTATTGAGTTTGATGAATCAAACAAATATGATTTTGTAATTTCAATATCAGTATTTGAACACTTCGGATTTTGGTTTGCTGGTAATCGTATGGCAAACGGATTAGTAGAAGATGATACATGTAGGTGGAATCACGATATATTAGGAATCAATAAAGCATGTAAACTTCTTAAAGATGCAAATTCAAAACTTATAATTACATTGCCAGCTGGGCCATATATGAATTATGAAGAATCTGGAGAACCATTTTTACGGTATTATGATTATCGTAGGCAGAATTTAATTAAACAAGAATTGCAAAGAAATGGATATTATGTTTCAAATGAAAAGTTCTTTTATTCCGCAGATTTCAATACATGGGAAGAAATGTCTGCAGAAATAAATGATCCAAAATTTTATTCACATTATAATTTATATACACCTAATGTAATTTGGGGAGTAACAATTCAACAAATATGATATCACTAATTATACCTAGTTACAATAATTTGCGCCACTTAAAAAATGCGTACGAAAGTATTAAAAAACATGCTCCGACTGCAGAAATAATTTTATTAGATGATGGTTCGACTGATGGGACGTGGGATTGGATGAAAGAACGATATGCCGAAGATGAAAATCTAGTTATAATGCGGGTAGAGGAGAGAACGGGTCATACTATTTTATATGATCAAGGTATAGAATATGCTACAAACGAAATAGTGGGCATATTACACGCCGATATGATTATTGGCCCAAGTTATATAGAAAACTTAGTAAAGCACTTACAACCAGGAAAAGTTGTCTGTGCGACCCGTATAGAACCACCTTTACACCCTCCGGGTAAAGAAAAAATCATAATGGATTTTGGACAAGACTTTGATACATTAAATATTGATGCATTTGAAGAATTTGCAATGCAACAGCAAGAAGAAAATGTAGATCGAGTAACATATGGAATGTTCGCACCATGGATTTTATATAAATCAGATTTTCAAGCAATAGGAGGCCATGATCCATTATTTGCTCCATTTCCATATGAAGATTCAGATATATTTCAACGTTGGATATTAGCCGGATATGAATTAATACAAAGTCGCGATGCATTCGTTTATCATTTAACTTGTAGAGGACATAGATGGACAGAACAGGTTGGACAAGATGATGAATATTATAAACAAGCTTGTACAAGAGCTAGTAGAAACTATTTACGTAAATGGGGTAGCTGGATTAAAAACAATGAATATCAGTATCCAATTATAATACCAAAATATAATATTGCATTTGTAGTTCATAATTGCACATTACCTATATTAGAAGCATTAGAACCATGGTGCGATAGAATCTACATCGATGATGATATGCAAGTAATTACAACTGCGTATATTGAAAAAGAACAACCAAATACTAAGTTTGATTTAACAAAACGCGTTTTGAATTTAGGCTTAAATTATCCAGAAGGAGAAAATGATATAGTTGTTGTAATACTTGATGCATCACAATTAGGAAATCACAATTTTCAATACATTCAGCAACTTCCAGAAATTATTGCAGATAATGGCGCTATAGGTGAATTTAAACTAGATTGCTTTACTGTGATTATCAATCATCTAGAAACATATGAAAAAAATCTCATTAAACTTAACCAACAACATATTTATCTATGAAACGAAAACGAATGTTATTAAGAATAAGGATTGCAATGCGTCAAACCAAAAGTTTCCTGCAACGTTTATTGTCAGATTCTAGATCTGGCGATGTATCATCAAAGCGCGTTATCGGCGTTGTAGGATTTGTATCACTCATGGCCATGATGTTTATTAATTCATTGTATCCTAAATCAATAGCACCAGACGAACACCTAGTATCAGCAATTGAATATATTGTTATAGCTGCCATGTTTAGCACAACGGCAGACAAGTTTTCGCCAACATCGAAGAAGAAGAATGATGACAATCAACCAGTAGTGTAAGGATATGAAACGGATGAAAACATTTCTATTAGTAAGTAGTACAACGACCCTATCATTTATTTGTACGTATTTTTTAAATTTAACAATGCATAATGCAGATCAATATTTGGCTCTAGTTGCAGTAGTAATGTTAGATGGATTTTTTGGAGTAATTGCTGGTATGAAACGAGAAGGTTTCAAAACATATAAAGCTCTTAAAGTATTACAAACCCTAGTAATTTGGATCATGTTTTTATCAACATTACTAATAGTAGAACAAGGATATCCGGGAACGAGTTGGTTAAGTGAAACTATATTATTTCCTTTCTTATTCTTTCAAATCATTAGTGCATTGAAAAATGCATCAATGTCAGGATTTATTGAAGCGACATTATTAACAAGCATATTAGATAAAATAGATCTTCATAAAGGAGACCGTAAAAAGGATTAACAATGAGTTTAGATGTTACAAAAATCAAACAAGTTCCATTGCGAGAGTCGCAATATGTAAAAGAAGAAATCAAAAAAACACAAATCGTATTGCATCACACAGCCGGCAATTCATCTGGCGTAGGCACAATTAAAATGTGGGATACGGATGATAGAGGACGCATTGCAACCTGCGTAACTATATCAGGCAAAGGTGCATCAAAAGATACATATGATGGAGAAATTTGCCAAGCATTTTCATCTCGCTTTTGGGCATATCATTTAGGTGTTAAAGGAGATGTATTTCGTGCAAATGGTCTTCCTGTTAAAAGCTTAGATAAATTATCAATTGGCATTGAAATTTGTAGTTGGGGGCCATTAGAGAAAAAAGGTGACAAGTTTTATAACTATGTTGATAGAGAAGTTCCTGCAGATCAAGTTACTGAATTAGAAACTCCATATAAAGGATATAAGTATTATCATCGATACACTGATGCACAAATTGAATCTACTAAAAATCTTTTATTGTATTGGCGCGATACATACGGAATTAATTTGACATACAACGAAAAGGATATGTGGTCAGTTTCTAAACGAGCACTTAGCGGCGATAATGGCGTATATACTCACAATTCTTATCGTAAAGACAAAACAGATATTCACCCATGCCCTAGAATGATTGCAATGTTAAAATCTTTGTAATTATGTCAAGTATCTATATTTATATAAGATGCTAAACGAATACGAAACACAGAAAACTCTTAATCCAAAACTTTGGGACGGCGATCGGCTTAAGCCAGGCCTACGTAAAAAGTTTCTTAAGATTGTAAAAGAATTTTACGCATTCTTAGAAATTGATGCAGAAGTTAAAGATATCATACTAATTGGCAGCAATGCTAATTACAATTGGACAGAACATTCTGATATTGATCTTCACGTTGTTATTAATTATATGCAAGTAGGAGAAAACATTCATCTAGTTAAAAACTATTTAATGGCAAAGAAATCCGTTTGGAATACAAATTATCCACTTTCGTTGCAAGGAACTCCAATTGAATTGTATGCACAAGATTCGAATGAAGAATTACATTCATCGGTGGGAGAATATTCGTTACTTAATAATAAATGGATTCGTAAACCTAGTGCTGATATGATATCGATTGATGATAGTATTATTGATCAAAAAGTAAAACCATTAGCATATGAAATTGAACAACTTGATGCAAATGATCCTAAACTAAAAAAACGAATTAATGCGTTAATGCGTCGTATACGTTCTATGCGACAAGCAGGATTAGATGCAGAAGGCGAATATTCAGTAGAAAATTTGGCTTACAAAAAACTTCGTAATGATGGACATCTAGACAAGTTAAAAAATCTGCTTCGCAAAGTAACAGTAGCATATTTGCAAACAGAATCCGTTATACATGAAGATGCGGTAACTGCATTAGCAAAACATGTTAATGGCGAAAAAATGTTAGACGAATCTGGGTGGATGCGCATAATGAAATTTACCGGTGCGGTAGAAGATGCAATGGGACAATGGAAACACCCGGGACGTTGCACAATGATACCTAGCAATAATATCACAATGCGCAATGTGTCACACGCAGTAATAGGCATCGATGACACGGGGCATATGAAAATGATGCGCCCCGGCGTTGAAACATATACATACCCGGGCGGACGAGTATTTGAAATACCTGTAACGCCTCAACAACGAACAATGATAATGCAATTGCGTAATGCAATACAAAATGGAGCGCGCTATGCAAAGTAGAGGTTTGGGTGATGACATTAAAAAAATAACTGTAGCAACTGGTTTAGATCAACTTGCAAAACGAATTGCGCAAATACTTGATGAAGATTGTGGTTGCGATGATCGACAGGAATGGATGAATGAAAAAACAAAGAATTGGCCTATATATAAGAAAAGGAACATAAATGGCAATAATAAATAAAACAGGTATCTCAAATGGGGGTACGATACAAGCTGAACATGTAACT